TCCATGCTCGACACGCACACCAACGACATGCGCGGCATGATTGAAGACATGCTGAATGACATTCAGGAGGATCAGGAGAGGAGGGCGTACAGGTGACCACCTATCACACCAGCGCGGGCGAGATGTGGGACGCGATCGCGTACAAGGTGTACGGCAGCACGGCGCACACCGGCAAGCTGCTGAAGGCGAACAGCCAGTATGCCGACATGTACTTCCTGCCTGCCGGGCTCGACCTGCAGGTGCCTGATCTGACCACGACTGACGTGGACAAGACCTTCGTCCCACCGTGGAGGCGATAAGATGGCGAGCGGAACCGTGCGCTACCAGACGCTTCTCAGCGCGACCAACGAGGAAGTCTACAACGGGGCATCGGCCAAGAGCTGGCCGGTGTCCCAGTCCGGTTCTTTCCCTTCCACGCCGTACCACATCACCTCCGCCACAATCCAGTTTGACGTGCGCACCGCCTACGCCAGCAACCGTCACATGGTGGTGACCGGCAACGGTGTCACGCTGGGCGATGTGCCGACCGGCCAGACCGGCATCCACACGGAGAACCTTTCGACCGGCGCGAACTACGAGGGCATCACGCGCATCGGGCTTGACGGCGTGGAGCGCTGGGCGTGTCAGCTTCGGCAGGGCAGCTATCTGGTCATCGATGTGCAGTGGGAGGATGACGAACCCGAAGACAGTCCGCCCGAGGAAAATGACGGCATTGACAAGGAAATTGACGTCGTTACCGGCACCGTTTCGCACGGACAGGACACCGGCGAGGCGCTCTATACGGACGTTGTGGTCAGCTTTGAGGGCGTGGATATCTCCGATGAGATCAACCGGTATCTGATCTCCATGTCGCACACCGACAACGAGGAGGATGAGACCGACGACCTGCAGCTCAAGCTCCAGGACGCCGCCGGCAACTGGACGGGCAAGTGGCTCGACGCAAGCCTGCAGGCCACGATCGCTTACGGCGACATCACGCTCGGCGGCAAGACCAAGGGCTTGAAGATCAAGGCCGGCATCCGGCAGCACATGCCGGACGGCACCGTGCGCACGACCAAGAGCGGCGTGTTCACGCTCGATACGATCAAGTCGAGCGGCCCGCCGTCCGTGGTCACGATCAAGGCATCCTCCCTGCCCTTCGCCGCCGGTGTGCGCACCGAGGAGCGCGACAAGGCGTGGGAGGAGTACAACCTGTCCGCCATCGGCTCGGAGATCGCCGGCAAGGCCGGTCTGGGCTTTATGTACGACTCGCCCGCCGACCCGTTCTACAAGCGCGTGGAACAGGTCAAGGAGACGGACATTTCCTTCCTGATGCGCCTGTGCCACGACAACCGGCTTTCGCTCAAGGTCAGCGATTCGCGGCTGATCATCTTTTCGCAGTCGAAGTACGAGGCGCTGGCCGCCGTGACCACGATCCGGTGGATGGACGGCAGCTACACCAAGTACGACCTGTCCACGACCGAGGGCGATGTGACCTACGCGCAGTGCGAGGTGCGCTACTACAACCCGGACACGCACGAAACCATTATCGGTCTGGCGAACGCGGACACCTTCGACGCGGAGGATTCCAACAACCAGACGCTTGTCATCACCGATCACAAGGTTGCGACCGTGGGCGAGGCGGAAGCGCTCGCCGCGCAGCTGCTCCGGCTTCACAACAAGTTCGAGCGCGAGTGCAGCTTCACGCTGATCGGAAACCCGCTGCTCGCCGCCGGCCTGAACGTCACGCTGGAGGGCTTCGGGATGTGGGACGGCAAGTATCTGATCAAACAGTGCCGGCATGAGGTCGGCACGGGCGGCTACACGACCAAGATCAGTCTCCGCGCCGTGTACGCGCATCAGGTGCGCGCCACGACCGCCGCCGAGGAGAAGAAGTCCGGCTCCGGCACATCCGGCAGCGGTCAGACGCAGAAACAGGAGAAAAAGGATACCTACTGGGGACTGGGCTACAACGCGACGGTATTCAGCTATCCGCCCGGCGGCGGCAAGAATCCGGTCGCGATTGTGACACAGCCCGCCGGCACAGCGGTCACGATCCTGGGCGCGACGTCCGGCGACTACACGCTGGTCAACGCGGGCGGCGCACAGGGCTATGTCTCCACCGCCGCGCTGAAAAAGATTGAGAGGTGAGCGCATGGCTGAGCCAAACTCGATGATCCGCGTCGGCATTGTCTCCGACGTGGACACCGAAAAGCGCCGCGTGCGCGTGTACTATCCCGAATTGTCCGACATGGTGAGCGACTGGCTCTACGTGCTGCAGCGCCCGTTCCATGGCGATGCCGACACCGCGCCATTCAAGGTGTCGGTCAGCGTCGGCACGGCCAGCGGACACACGCACCCGGCCTATGTCACCTATTCGGACGGCAGCTGGCTCCCGGTCGTGGACGCGCCGGTGCTGGTGCTCTACACGCACGGCTTCAATACGGACGGATATGTGCTGGGGGTGATTCCGTGATTGTCGGCAGCTATGGCGATGTGGCCTTCGAGGTGTCGCAGGACACCGTGCGCACCGTCAAGGGCCTGAAATGGAGCCGTGGCGCGGCGTACAGCCAGCACAAGGTGCACGGCATGACGGCTGTGCCCGAGTTCACCGGCTATGACAGCGCTACGATCACGTTTGAAGTGCAGCTCAGCGCGTTCCTGGGGCTGAATCCGCTGAAGGAGCTCGCGCGGCTGGATGAGATGCGCACGTCCAAAAAGGCATACGCGCTCGCGTTCGGCGAGGATCTGTACGGCACGCTGTGGATGCTCCAGCGTATGGACGTTACGACCGAATACACCTACAAGGACGGCACGCTCGCGTCCTGCAAGGTGGCGCTTACGCTGCTGGAAAGGGGCGATCATCCGTGACGCACGTCATTGACACCAGTCTGCCGATGGATCTGTCGCTGAATCCGGACTCCCGCGAGGCCGAGCTGATCCAGCAGCTCTACTGCCTGCTGAAAACCGATCAGGGCAGCGTGCCGTGCTACCGCGAGTACGGCGTGGATTCCGAGTGGCTCCACAGGCCGATCAATGTGGCGCGGTCGGCGTACTCGGTGGCGATCATGCAGGCCGTGAAGCGCTTTCTGCCGGAGGTCCGGATCGACAGCCTGCGCTTCACCGTGAGCCCGCTGCATCCGGACAGGCTCTATCCCGTGATGGAGGTGACGTTCCTTGAGTAGATCAGATCATGAGTTTGTTTCCACCAGCACGGACGCGATTCAGGCCGAGGTCGAGGCGATGTACACAGCGGTTACCGGTACGGCGGTCGCGCCGTCGAGCCCGGCAAAGCTGTTCTGCGCCTGGGTGACGTCCGTGCTGGTTCAGGCGTACACCCGCGTCAATCTGGCCGGGAATGCCAACCTTCCGAGCCGGGCCGAGGGCGCTGATCTGGACGCGCTGGGCGAACTGTTCTACGCGAAAACGCGCCCGGCGGCGCAGGCCGCAACGGTGATGATGCGCTTCACGATCTCCGGCGCGCGGGACAGCGTGCTGGTGATCCCAGCCGGCACCCGCGTCACAAACGGCTTTGTCGTGTTTGCCACCGAGGCGGACGCGTCCATCCCGATCGGCGATACCAGCGTGGATATCCGCTGCGTGTGCGAGTCCACCGGCGCGGTCGGCAACGATCTGGCGGTCGGCACGATCACGTCCTGCGTGGATCCTTTCCCCTACTATTCCAGCTGCGCGAACGTGGACGTTTCCGCCGGCGGCGCGGATGAGGCGACAGATGAGGAATACTACAGCCTGATGGTTGCCTCCGAGGATGCCTATTCCTGTGCCGGCGCGCGCGGCGCGTATGAGTACTTCGCCAAGTCCGTTTCCACCGACATCGAGGACGTGTGCGTGAACTCGCCCACGCCCGGTCAGGTGAATATCTACGCGCTGATGAACGACGGCACGCCCGCCGGCGCGGAGATCAAGGCCGCGATCGAGGCCGCGTGCTCCGAGGATGAGACACGCCCGCTCACGGATCATGTGGTGGTCAGCGACCCGGATGTTGTGAATTTCAATATTAGTTTGACTTACTACATCAACCGCGCCTCCGCATCCTCCGCCTCCGCGATCGAGGATGCCGTGAACGCGGCGGTTCAGGAATATATCGCGTGGCAGACGCACAGGATCGGGCGGGACATCAACCCGTCCAAGCTGGTGCAGCTGATGATGGCCGCCGGCGTGAAGCGCGTCAATGTTGTCTCGCCGGGCTTTGTTAGCCTGAAGGACGGCACGGATCACCAGACGCCCGAGCTGGCGCAGGTCGGCACGATCTCCATCACAAATGGAGGCTACGAGGATGAATAACGGCCTGACGAAAGACAATCTGATGCAAACGCTGCCGTCCGTGCTGGCAGAAGACACACAGATGTCCGTGCTGGGCGAAACGGCTGCGGAGGCGCTGCTGCTGGCGTGGGATCAGCTTGATCTGCCGAAGGTGTACGCCCGAATCGATGAACTGCCCGAGGCGCTGCTGGACATTCTCGCGGCGGACTTCGGCGTGGCATGGTATGACTGGGATGCCGGCGTGGACGTAAAACGCGCAATCATACGCGATTCGTTCTACGTGCATAAGCATTTGGGTACTGTCGGCGCGGTCAAGCGCGCACTGAGCGACGTGTGGCCGTCGTACCACCTGCAGGAATGGTACGAGTACGGTGGCGAGCCGTACCACTTCCGCGTCACCATCGCGGACGGGCATTTCGACACGGCCAAGCGCGATAAGGCGCTGCGGTACGTCGAGCAGGTCAAGAACGTGCGCAGCTGGTGCGACAGCATCGCCGCGCAGAGCGTTGGAAATATCGCCGTCGCGCAGACCGGCGGATACGTCCAGGTGCCGTTCCTGATGCCCGGCGACACGCAGCTCACCGGCGCGAACGATATCGCGCCCTGGGCGCTGGACGGCCTCCACATCGTGCGGCATCCGGAGGATGTGAGCGTTCCCGCCGGCACACAGTGCGCGTTCAGCGTGGAGGTGGAGGGCGACGGCGTGACGTACCAGTGGCAGACCAAGAACAGCGCCGACGCTGACTGGGTCAATACCGGCATCACCGGGAACAAGACCGCCACGCTCACACCGACGCCCACCGCCGCGTACAACGGCAGGCAGTACCGGTGCGTGGTCACCAACGCCGCCGGGACGCTCACCAGCATCACCGCGACCCTGACCGTGACATGAGGAGGGATGAGAGTTGGCAGTAACCGACACGCTGCTGAATCACCTTCGGCAGCAGCTGATCGCCAAGGTGGATCACGCGCAGTACCGGATCGGCAGCACGTACACCAGGGCCGCCGTGGATGACAAGCGCGTCAATCCGGACGGCACGGTGACCGTCGCGTTCTACATCACGGCCACGTCCGGCACGGTCAATCAGGTGCGGCTGCGCGATTCGTCCAATGCCGTGCTGGCCACCAGGGATGAGAGCATCGTGCTGGAGTCCGGCACGGGCGCGGTCTACTACTTCTTCACCTACAACGTGTACGAGGAGGAGGCGAGCACATGAACGACGGCACTGAGCTGGTCGAGATCGGCCATCTGGTCACAGTCACGCCCGATGAGGACGGCTATGATCC